CTACCAAATGGTGACCCTGACGGTTCAGAGGGGATTGGATGTTGTTGTATGAAACCTGATGGTTGGCAAGAACCATATCTTGACGGTTATGGATATCCATTCGGTATAGAATAGAATCCTGATGGTTGGGAAGAACCCATATCTTGACGAATTTGGACAACCATTCGATATACTTCCGTAATGTTATAATAAAAATAAAAAAACTTCTTGTTTTTTACATAAAAAGGTTATATATTATACTATGGTTTATATTTTAATACCTATATATTCAGACCCATTCTTACATCCAATGCATAAGAATAACAAGTTATCTTTGCTCTATATTAATGAAATTGATACAAAAGAATGGACTAAATTAAAGAGTTATATCTTACCTCAAAAACATCCAGATTCAAAAGAGTATATGGTTGACTACTCATTTTTAGAAGGTGATGGTCTTATATTCACACCTGATTCTAAAAAATTACAACCAATATTTAAAGAACATAGAAAAGTTGGTGATGTGAATATTGCTCATTGGTGGAAATATGGAAAACCTATAGACTTGGAAGTACGAAATAATGCAATAGATTTCCTGAGTAATAAGTACTACAATGTAAAAAAACTTAACGAAATAGTACCAATTATCAAACATAAAGAGTATTGCGATGAAGTATCAGAAAGAATACTAAACTTCTTGAAAGAAGATTTAAGTGAACTTATAAATGATATAGGTTGGTTTGATAATAATGGTTCAACTGAAGCTATTCAAGCTTTCCATAGTATAGAAAAGAATGGTGTGACAGTATCAGATGATGTATGTGATATATTTGATGTAAGAGTAAAGAAACATATATCAGATGGTAAATTATATAGTAATTACAATTTAACTACAACAACAGGTCGTCCAAGTAATTCATTTGGAACTGTTAACTTTGCTGCTCTACCACCTGAAAAACGAAGAGCTATCATACCAGAAAATGACTATCTCGTAGAGTTTGATTTTGATGCTTATCACTTGAGATTGATTGCTGACTTAGTTGATTATAAACATTTTGGTAAAGAATCAGTACACGAACACTTATCAAATTTTTATAAATGTTCATATGATGAGTCAAAAGCTAGAACATTTAGACTATTATATGGTGGTATTGATAAAGAAACACGAGAACAAGTACCATTTTTTAGAAGAGTTCATGAATATATAAATAAAAAATGGAATGAAATAAATACTCACAATTGCATTTATACTGATATTTATAGAAGGAAACTTATATACGATAATTATCAAGACTTGAATAGAAATAAACTATTTAATTATTTGATACAAGCACATGAAACGGAATCAAATATTAAGAAGATTTTGTTAATTCAAGACTATTTATTATCGAAACACACTAAATTGGTTTTATATGGATATGACAGTTTCCTATTTGACTTTTCTAACCAAGATGGAGTGGAAACTTTGAAAGATATAAAATCGATTTTAGAAGAAGGTAAACATTACACCAAATCCAAAATGGGTTTAAATTACGGTGAAATAAAAGATATTACAAAGAGGTTATAAATGAGTTTAATAGATAAAATAATTACAGAATGGTCATATCGCGTTCATGATGGAATTCCTAATAAAGAAAATCCACTACATATAGTTCAACTCCGAGAATCACTGGAAAAATTGGATATACCGATATCTATTGCAGAAGAACTAATTCAAAATTTAATTAATGAAGATGGAGGTCTCTCAGATAAAGAAAAAGAGAAAGCTGAAAAAATGGGATTAGTTTCTCTTGGGTATGGTAACTACGGAAAAGAAAAAGGTGGCGAAACTACACATAGAAATAAAGATGGTAAATTAGTAGCTGTAGGTGATGAAACCCCTGAAAAAGATACTCAGCCAGGAATGACTATGGACCCAGATGGTGGTTTTGGAGCAGATGATGAAACAGAGAAAAAAGAAAAAATAGACACAAAAGTAGCTGTAGATAAACTTAATGATAAAAGATATGGTGTATCAAAGAAAATAGAAACACAATTAAACAAAGGATATATTACTAAACAAGATGCAAAAACAGCTCAAGAATTTCATCAAGATATGAATGAATTTTTAAAAAATCCAACAAAAGAAGTAGCCGAAGCATTAGTTGAAAAATATAAATTATCACAAAATGCAAACGGTAAAAAATTATATTTAGGATTTATAGCAGGAGATGGTAGAAAGTTATTAGGTGAAGATAATTTGTTGATTAAAGAAGTCAGTAATGTAATAAATCAATTTGTAGATTTAAAAGCAAAAGGTGATGTACAGAAAAAAGCAGCAGATAAATTACAAAGTGCATCAAAACCTGGCCTGACTACTGTAATTAAATCAGATGATGAGGGTGTTAAAAGATTATTTAACACACCACCATATGACAGATTAGATGAAAAATTTCATCAAATATTTGGACCTACTGATGAAAATGGAAATTCTTTAAGACCGAGTAGTGAATATTCAAAAGAATATTTTCAACAATCTGTTAATGAAAATGAATCATTAGATAAAACAATTGAAGTACTTAAAGAATTAGAAGAACAAGGGACAGCAGCACCTGGAGTAAGAAAAGCATTAGAGAAACATAAAGTAAGAATGGCAAAAATAGCAAAAGATTTTGATAAGATGACACTAGAACAGAGAAGAAAAGCAGTTGAAAAATCTTATTCAGATATGGCAAGAGAGATGCACGAAGCAGATTCAGATACAGCTAGAGGTATTATGAAAAATATGGCTGAGATGGCATTGTATGATTCAGAAATTGCAGGCGGAGAAGAGGCTTATCTACCATCTGCTGGTACATTTCCATCTGGAGATAAATTAAGAGTTGATAGAGATGGTAACGGTGTAGTTGAAAAAATAGCGGCTGTTTCTGTTAAATTTGGCAAAAGTGGAGGTGTTTATGGTTTCCCAGGTGAGAGTACACAATATGTTAAATTTCATCCAGATGAAGATAAGAGAACTTCAATGAGAAATAGGGTAGGTCATGCAGGACATTCTTTAGGTGTTAGAGATGATTTAATACAAGAGCCAGCAAAGTTTAACAAGATGTTGAAAGAAAGTGGTTTAGCAGGAGCCATAAAAGAACCTGAAAAACTTAGACAAAAATTTATGGAAATGCAAAAAAGAATAGATGAGCTAAGAGAATCAATTACAAATGATAAAGGAAAATATTCAAATAAAGATTTAGTAACTAAACGAAAAGAATTAGAGGCTATTGAGAAAGAGGCACAATCTATATTGAAAGAAAGTGTTGATGAAGAAAAATTAGTAGAACTATTAGGAAAGAGTAATGCAAAATTATTTATGAGTGGTGGAGCAGCTGCAGTAAATATAATATGTATGGCTTCAGCGTTAAAAACATCTGATGGATTATCAGTTATTGAACATAATCATCAGATAATAGATAAAAATGGATTACATTCTGAAACAGACAGAGGTACACCAAATCTTAAAGACTGGAAATTTCAATTTAGAGCATATGATAAAAGAGGTGGTGGATTATTAGCTGGATTTGTAGGTGGTGACACATAATGAGAACACAATTATTATGTACATTCACAACGAAAGAAAACTTAGATGATACAATTAAAAAAATAATTGATTCATATAGTATAGTGTTTAATAAAGTTTATGTACTACAAAATGAAGATAACCCAACAGAATTGATATGTACTTACAATGTTGATTTAAGTGGTGGCATTGATTATAATTTAGTTTCAGGAACAATATCATTACATAGAAAGAAACATTCAAATACATTGTACACGATAAATGCATTAAACGAATGCATAAAGAATTTAAATAATGGTATACTGGATAAAAAATTTATGATACCATGGGAAAATTTCAAAAATATGTTAATGGTAACAAATTCAGAAGGATTAAATAAAATTAATACGAGAATCTATAAAATAATTAATATAGAAAAATAATAGGTTTTCATATATTTATATATATTTATAGATAGTTAAATTACAATTACAGGAGAAATAGGTTATGTCAGATAAAGAGTCTAACAAGGTTACAACAGAAACTAATCAAGAATCTACTTTATATTATTTTTACTCAGAAGGATGTGGATGGTGCAAAAGAGCTAACCCACTAGTTGATGAGTTAATTAAAGAAGGTAAAGATATACTTAAACTAGATTTAGGTGTTGCAGATAATAAAAAGCTTTTAGAAGAAGTTAAAAAAGAATATGATGTTAAATGTGGAACACCTTTGTTTATTAATGCAGAAACAGGTCATAAAATATGCGGTTTCAGAGAAAAAGATATTCTCGAAAAATGGGTACGCGGCGAAGAAATTCCAGAACCACCAAGACCAAAAGGTCCACCACCACCACCACCTCAAGATTTTGAAGATAAAGGACAAATTGATGAGTGGACTAAAAAATATTCAGAATGGGTAGAAGAAAATAAGCATATGCCTAATATACCTCCTGCAGACCAGATGTTGGCGAGATTAAAACAACAGAGAACTGCTATGTTACAACAACAACAAGGTGGTGATGCAAGGATTGCTAACATCGAAAGAAAATTAGATGCACTGATGAAACATTTAGGTGTACCACCAGTTATGCCTGTACCGCCTCAAGGTGTTCAACCACCACAACCGCAGGTTAAACCAAGTGTTAAAGATGTAACTCAAGACATAAAAAAAACAGGAAAGATAAATAAAAAAGGTAAGTAACTTTGAAATTCAAGTTTAAACCTACTCCTACTGTAGACAGAGAGGCAACTGAAGAAGAAATAAAATGTATTGAAGAGACTGAAAAGATGTTGGAGGGAGAAAATAAACTTCCACCAGCATCTCAGATGGCTCGAGACATAGCAAAGACTCATTGGAAATCTCTCAAAGCATGGTTACGAGGTTCTCAAACAATCACAACAACAGAAGAAGCTGAACGAAGATGGGAAATTTGTAAACAATGCCCTCATCTTCTCTACGATGAAACTAATCCAGATACAGGTAAGAAAGATGGTAGATGTACACATTGTGGTTGTTTTATGAATGTGAAAGTACATTATGCTGTAGCCGAATGTCCTATAGATAAATGGAAAAAACATTGTGGTTGTCAATGTGATTGTAAACACACAGGAGATTGTGATGAATAAATTAACACTAGCAGAATTAAATAGTATTTATCCACTTGGAGAAAATAGAATAGGAAAACCAATATTTATAGATTTCTATGCTGATTGGTGAGGACCTTGTAAGATGTTTGAGCAGGTGCTCAACGAAGTAGTACCAGAATACCAAGACAAAATACAAATGTATAAAGTTAACATTGAAGATGAACCACAAGTAGCACGACAATTTGGTGCCAGAAGCATTCCTTATATGGCATTTATATCAGAGACTGGTGAAAGACAAACACAAGTTGGTTCTATGAATAAAGAAACACTCAAATATTATTTTGAAGGATTAATTTCAAAAAAATAAAAAAAAAGTGGTGGTTTCGGAAATTTTATTATATATATAATAATTGTCTGAGAATGACAAAGTTTTTTGAAAGTTTTACCGGTAAGGGTTGTCAGTATGAAAATGGCTGAACAATAGCTTCCAAAGGTTATAAGGTGACATCGAGGTCTGTGGTGGACAATACAAGGGTCGTAACTGACTGAGTATTATAGGAGTAACTTCCTTCGAGATGGACAGAGAGTAAAAAAATAAGAGATTATTTGGGAGCTCTCTTGAGGGTAATAATCGAATCCCTCTCACACAGAAGGCAACCCAAAACTTTTTTAAAAAAAAATAAAAAAAAGCTTGTATAGTTTCAAAAAAATTCGTATATTTATATACGATATAAAAATAGGTTATATGGTTACATTAATTAACCATAAATAATAAACGATAAACAATAAAACAATAGGAGAATATCAATGGATATTTCACAAATCAAAAACAAACTAAATCAGTTACAATCAACAACTTCCACAACAAAAAACTTTTGGAAACCTGAACCAGGTAATCAAGTTGTTCGTGTTGTACCTTACAAACACAATAAAGACAATCCTTTCATTGAATTGTTTTTTCACTATAATCTAGGTAATAATAAAACTTACCTTTCACCTATGTCATTTGGTCGTCCAGACCCTGTGGCTGAATTTGCTGACAAACTAAAATCAACAGGTAACAAAGACGAATGGATTCAAGGTAAAAGACTTGAACCTAAAATGCGTACTTTTGCACCTGTAGTTGTTAGAGGTCAAGAATCAGAAGGTGTTAAATTTTGGGGATTCGGTAAGACAGTTTATCAAGAACTTCTTGGTGTAATCGCTGACCCTGATTACGGTGATATCACAGATGCTACAACTGGTAGAGATATCGGTATTGAAAGACAGACTCCTGCTGAGGCTGGAAATCAATATGGTAAAACTACTGTTCGTGTAAAACCTAATCAGACAGCTATCACTGACGATGCTGCATTACTTGAAAGTATTTTTGACAATCAAGCTGATTTGACAGAACTTTACACAGAACCAACTTATGATGAGTTAAAAGAAGCTCTTCAGAATTATCTAAATCCAAGTGAAGAAGGTGATACTGAAACTACTACAACTTCTAATAATGTAGCTGCTAGTACAACTCCAACATCAAAAACTGGAACTACTGCAGACACTACAAAGAAAACAGAAAATGTAGAAGACGCTTTTGACCAATTATTCAATAGTTAATAAATAATCACATTGTTAATGGGTGAGATGAAATTCACATATGAAACTTCTCACATTGAATACAAGTATTCATAACATCACTCTCTCACTCATAACATCATAAGGAGAACAATATGTCTAAAAAAGACGAATTGGCTGGTATAATAGCCGATGAACTAAATAAACAATTCAAACATCAGAAAGTTGCTTATTTTCTTGAAGAAGATTCTAATCCAACTGATGTAACTGATTTTATTTCAACTGGTTCAACTATGTTAGATTTAGCTATTTCAAATAAACCAAATGGTGGTGTTGCCGTAGGTAAAATCACAGAGTTGAATGGTTTAGAAGGTAGTGGTAAGTCTCTGATAGGTTCTCATTTATTAGCTTCAACACAACAGAAAGATGGTATAGCAGTTTATATAGATACCGAATCAGCAGTATCTCAAGAGTTCTTGAGAGCTATTGGTGTGGATACATCTAAAATGTTATATGTACATCTTGAAACTTGTGAAGAAATATTTGATACTATTGAAACAATCGTTACTAAAATCAGAGAATCAGACAAAGATAGATTAGTTACAATTCTTGTTGATAGTTTAGCAGCTGCTTCTACAAAAGTAGAAATGGATGCTGACTTTGATAAAGATGGTTGGGCAACAGCCAAAGCAATCATCATATCAAAAGCGATGAGAAAAGTAACTCAGATGATAGCTCGACAGAAAGTCGCATTGGTTTTTACAAATCAATTAAGACAGAAGTTGGGTGTAATGTTTGGAGACCCGTGGACTACAAGTGGTGGTAAAGCATTACCATTCCATTCATCAACTCGTGTTCGTTTCAAGAATATGGGTCAAATCAAAGATACTAAAAAGAATACTATAGGTATTAAAATCAAAGGACAAGTGATTAAGAATCGTCTTGGTCCACCAATGAGAACTGCAGAGTTTCCATTNTATTTTGATACNGGTATTGATGATTATGGTAGTTGGTTNACTGTAATGAAAGAACACAAACTTTTAAAAGTTGGTGGTGCTTGGTATACTTTACAACATGTAGATACTGAAACTGGTGAACTTATAGAAGAACATAAGTTTCAATCAAAAGATTTTGAAGAACTGATGAATACTAATGATGAACTCAGAGAGTATTGTTATTCAAGAATCTGTGAAGCTTGTATTCTTAAATATGATTCAAAAGAATTAGGTATTGATGATGTAGAAGAAACTGATGAGGTAGTTGATGAGCTTTAATAAGGTAGATTTGAATGAAAAATTCATATCATTTCTTGACCAAGTTAAAGACGAAAAACACAAAGCAGTAACACATCTAAATGATAGAGTTTTAATTGTGGATGGCCTGAATACATTTATCAGGTCATTCGCAGTTAATCCTGCTATCAACGATGATGGGCTACATATTGGTGGTATGGTTGGATTTTTAAAATCTATAAGATATACTTGTGATATCTTAAAACCATCAAGATGTATCATTGTATTTGATGGTAAAAATGGTAGTAGTAGAAGACAAAAGATATATCCAGAATATAAAGCTACTCGTAAAGTTAGAAGCAGGTTAAATCGTAATGTAGATTGGGGTACTGCACCTCAAGATGAAGAACAATCTATGAAACAACAAATGGGTAGATTGATTGAGTATCTTGAACAATTACCTTTAACTTTAGTTTGTGTTGATGGGATTGAAGCCGATGATACAATGGCTTATATATCTCAACAAATCCTTAAAGAAAGTGATATATTTTTAATGTCTACTGATAAAGACTTTTTACAATTGGTAGACGATAGAGTGAAAGTTTGGTCTCCAACAAAAAAGAAACTTTATAACAAAAATAAAGTATTTGAAGATTTCGGCATTCCAGCACATAATTTTTTAACATACAGAATATTAGATGGTGACAAGTCGGATAATATAGGGGGGATAAAAGGTGCTGGTGTAAAAACTGTGCAAAAATTTCTGCCTAAAATTTTATCTGATGAAAAATTTGATGTTAGAGATGTATTGGAATTTACAGAAAAATCAGATTCTAAAATAAAACTCTTGGAAAATATAAAAAATAGTAGTAAATTACTGAAGAGGAATTATCTTTTAATGCAGTTGAACAATGTAGACATACCAAATCATACGAAGATGAAGATACAAGGTGCATTAGAAAGAGATGTACCACAACTAGTAAAATATAGATTTCAAACTATGTTTTTACAAGATAAATTGTCAACAGCAATTCTTAATTTAGATAGTTGGATTATGGAATTTATGAGATTAGATAGATTTAGAGGTTTAAATTGATGACGAGGGAGCTCACAGTCCGAATGAAGAATAGTTTAGGGTTCTTCCAAGATGAGAGTAGTGGTGAAAAGGAAAACAATATGATTAAGTTCATCAGCAATTCCTTAGAGGTGTGTGGTGAAAGTCCACAATGTAGTCATCATAAAATTAAAGGAATAGAATATGTCAGAATATAGTGAAAAAATGAGGAGGGCTTCAAAGATTTTATTTGAAGATAGATTATATGATTTTGAGCCTAAGTCAATTTGGGATTATAAAAAGTATACTGACTTTGATAAAAAGATTATAGATAAAATAGCTTCTGATGGTTTGAAAGAGGATTACAAAAAAGGTAAGAATATTAAAGAGTGGGTCAAGGTTGGTGGTGGAGATAGAGCATTATCAAAGTTTAATTCAGAAAATTGTAAAAATATTATAAATTTTTTTACAAGTGCTGGTGATACAATATTAGACCCATTTGCAGGTAGAACAAGAGCTATCATATCAAATCATCTTGGCAGAAAATATATTGGTTTTGAATTGACTGAGAAATATTTTCCTGCTGTTAATACTGATGATATGAAAATCTTTAATATGGATAGTGCTGATATGGAAGATGTATTAGATGATTACACAGACAATTATGAATATCCATCAGCAGAGGCAGATTTAGTATTCACCTGTCCACCATATTGGGATATGGAAAAGTATTCAGATAATCCAAAAGATTTAAGTACATTTAAAACTTATGGTGAATTTTTAGATGGGTGTAATAATAGATTGGAGTTAGCTTCACAATATTTAAAAGATGATGGATTCTTAATAGTTGTTTTAATGGATTTCAGACAGAAAGGTGTATTTTATCCTTGGCATACTGATACTATAAATTTCTTTCATAAGAATACAGACTTTAAATTATATGATACTATGATATGGGAAATGAGTCCAAGAAAACGACATCCTTTATATCCACAAGCATTAGTTAATAGAAGAATGTTAAATACTCACGAATATTGTTTAGTATTTAATAGAAAAACTCAACCTGAATTGAGAGAGTTTTATGATAAGAAATTAAATGAAGACGAAAAGTCAAGTAAACAAGAAAATGGATTTTGGAGTTAAATGGATAAATTAACAGATTTCGGACACACATTTCAAGTTAAGTCGATAGCTTGTCTATTGAATAATCAAACATTCCTTGAACAGATTCACGACATACTTGATGATAAACATTATGATAGCGATTCTCTTAAATGGGTTGTGAAAGAATGCAAAAAATATTTTGATGAATATAAAAAATGTATAACTTTAGATGTATTTAAAGTTAAAACAAATGAAGTTGAAAATGATATATTGAAAGTTGCTATTGTTGAAAATCTAAAAGAGATATTCAGATACTTGGATGCACCAGATTTGGATTTTGTTCAAGATAAAACTCTTGACTTCTTTAAAAATCAAACATTAAAAAGTGCTATATTACAATCAGTTGAGATATTAGAATCAAAAGGTGATTACGAACAAATCAAAGTTATTGTAGATGATGCTTTAAATGCTGGTACTGAAAGAAATATAGGACACGAATACATTGAACATATTGAAGACAGATATTCAGAAACTGCTAGAACAACAGTTCCAACTGGTTGGGATGTAATTGATGAACTAACTCAAGGTGGATTAGGTGGTGGAGAACTTGGTGTAATTGTAGCACCCGCTGGTGTTGGTAAGACTTGGGTGTTGGCTGCTATTGGTGCAAATGCTATGAAAAGAGGAAAACATATAGTTCATTATTCGTTGGAGTTGAATGAAGCTTATGTTGGATTAAGATATGACTCAATCCTAACAGGTATTGCAAATCAGAATCTTAAATATCATAAAGATGATGTTCAGAGTGAAATGGATAAATTAAAAGGTGATTTGGTTATTAAATATTATCCAACTAAAACTGCTAGTGTAAATACCATATCAGCTCATCTAAAAAGAATTATAAATCTCGGTACAGAGGTTGATATGGTAGTCGTAGATTATGCTGATATATTAAAAGATACTCAATTTGCAAAAGAAGTAAGACACGCACTTGGAAATATTTATGAAGATTTAAGAGGATTGGCTGGTGAGTTTCAGATTCCAATATGGACTGCATCACAAGCTAACAGAAGTGCTCTTGACGAAGATGTGATTGAAGCTCAAAAGGTTTCAGAATCATATCAGAAGGTGATGACGGCTGATTTCGTGATGTCGTTATCGAGAAAAGTAGAGGATAAGATAGGTAACACAGGTAGATTCCATGTAATCAAAAACAGATTCGGTCCTGATGGTATCACTTATCCAGCAAAAGTAAACACCAACACTGGTAAGATGGAAGTGTATGAAAGTAATTCTATTGGTGGTAAGGAACAACAAACAAAGATTGATAATAGAGAAAATTTAACAAAACAGATGTTATCAAGCAGATTTGAAGATTTAATGGGAGATTAGATATGAGAGTAACTAAAGGAAAAAATGTATCAACTACTTTAGATATGTGGTATGATATATCAAAAATAAAATATGATGAAAAAGGTAATTATACTATTTTTTTTATAGATAAGAACAAAAAAGATTAATATTTATTAGTGTCCAACCAAAAGGTTGATATTAATCAAATTTTAGGAGAATATATATAAATGGATTACAAAGAATTTCGCTTGTCTGGAAAATTTATGGACGGCTATAAAAGAAAACGAGCACCATTCGGTTTTAATGGATTAGGTGAACTCGTGTATATGAGAACCTATTCAAGATTAAAAGAAGATGGTAAAAACGAAATGTGGTGGGAAACCGTTCAACGAGTTGTTGAAGGTACTTACAACATGCAAAAGAAATGGATAGATTCACATCAATTAGGGTGGAACGCGTGGCAGGCACAAAGGTCGGCACAAGAGATGTACGACAGAATATTCAATATGAAATTCTTACCACCAGGCCGAGGACTGTGGGCAATGGGTACTCCCATCACGGAAGAACGAGGTTTATACGCCGCCCTAAATAATTGTGCATTTGTATCAACATCAAATCTAAAAGAAGATTTAGCTAAACCATTTTGTTTCTTAATGGATGCAAGTATGGTCGGAGTTGGTGTAGGTTTTGATACAAAAGGTGCGGAGTCTTTCGTAATTAGAGGTCCTAAAACAGATAGAGGTACAGAAACATATGTTATACCTGATACAAGAGAGGGTTGGGTTGAGTCAGTTTCAAGATTACTTGATTCTTATTTTCTTGGTATAACAAATGTAGATTTTGATTACACGAAAATTAGAGAAGAAGGTGCAGCAATCAAAGGATTCGGCGGTGTATCAAGTGGTTCTAAACCACTTAAAGAAGTACATGAGGCAGTTAGAAAAACATTAGATAAAAATATAGGTGAACCAATCACAATAACTACAATCGTAGATATAATGAATCTGATTGGTAAGTGTGTTGTAGCAGGTAATGTTAGACGAACTGCTGAAATAGTATTTGGTGACCCAAATTCAGAAGAATACATCAATTTAAAAAATTATAAAGAAAATCCTCATAGAGAACAATATGGTTGGACATCTAACAATTCAGTATTTGCTGAGTTAGGTATGGATTATACAGATATAGCAGAAAGAATTAAAGACAACGGAGAACCAGGATTAGCTTGGTTAGATAATATGAGACACTACTCACGAATGAAAAATGGTGGAGATGATAAAGACCATAGAGTAGCAGGTGGTAATCCTTGTCTTGAACAATCATTAGAATCATATGAGTTATGTTGTTTAGTGGAAACATTTCCAGATAATCATGATTCATTAGAAGATTATATAACAACATTAAAATATGCATATCTGTATGCAAAAACGGTAACATTAGGTAAAACCCATTGGCCAGAAACAAACAGAGTTATGTTAAGAAACAGAAGAATAGGATGTAGTGTAAGTGGTATCGCACAATTCATTACTCACAGAGGACAAGGTGAGTTAAGACAATGGTTAGAAGAAGGATATGATGCTCTACAAAAATATGATAAAGGATATTCAGATTGGTTTGCTGTTCCTCGTAGTATAAAAACTACATCAGTAAAACCAAGTGGAACTGTTTCATTATTGGCGGGTTCCACTCCTGGTCTTCACTATCCTGAAAGTAGATTTTACATTAGAAGAATTAGATTATCGAGTATGAGTCCATTAATTAAACCATTAGAAAAAGCAGGATACAAAATCGAATCTGCGTTCGGAAGTGAAGACTCAACAGTTGTAATTGAAGTACCTGTTGATGTAGGTGAAGGGATAAGAACTGTAAGTGAAGTTCCAATGTGGGAACAAATGGCACTCGCTGCATTTATGCAGAGGTATTGGGCTGATAATCAAGTGAGTTGTACGGTAACATTTGACCCTGAAACAGAAGGTAAACAAATAGCAAATGCTCTTGACTATTTCCAATACCAATTAAAAGGCATTTCATTCTTACCTAAATTAGAATTAGGTGCTTATAAACAGATGCCTTACGAAGAAATAACGGAGAAAAAATATAATGAAATGGTTAAACAATTATCATTCTTATCTTTCAGACAAGTTAAGGGTGCTGAAGCAGAAATTGAGAAATTCTGTAATAATGATACTTGTGAAATTGATTTTTCGCAAATAAAAGAAACACAAGAA